GAAAGCATATTGATAAAGATATTCAGGATATGAAAAAATTTATTCATGCTCTTCTTTATTTTATTGAGTATCAATTAACGGTAGAAGAAGCTACCACCTTCACAACACCATAATTATTTTTTTAATGACATCTTTAAGGTGTCATTTTTTTTTAATTGTTGATTTTCTTCTAATAATTGTTGAATAACATCTTTTAATTTTTTTATTTCTTCTTCTAATACTTTTAAAAATTCTATTGTTTCTTGAAATTTTTCCATACTCCTCCTTTTTTTTGTTTCATATTTGGGACTAATTAACTAAAAAAAATTTCTTTAACATTTTCAATTTCTAAGATTTCTATCAGTTTTTTAGCTTCATCGATATCGAATTTTGCTCTTCCATTTAATTTTGCATTAAAAGATTGAACTGATAAATTAAGTTTTTTAGCTAGATCTATCTGTGTTTTTCCTTTTTCAGCAATTTTTCCTTTTAATTTTAATATATCCAAATTATCACCTCCATTTTGTCCCTTATATGAAACAAGTATAAACTATAACTTTTATTTTGTCAACCCATTTTTGAAACTTTTTTTTATTTTTTTTAAAATTTTGTTGCAAATATGAAAAATTAATTATATAATTAATTATAAAATTTATATAAGGAGGTAGTAAAATGCCTTATGAAATAAAAGATATAGTAAAAATTATAAAAAATAAGAGAGATGAATTAAATTTATCTTTGAGAGATTTATCTTCGAAAACTGGAATAAGTTCTTCTACACTACAAAGATATGAAACAATGGAAACTAATATGCCTATTGATAAATTTCAAATAATATGTGATGTTCTAGGTTTAGAAGCTGATAAATTATTATCAAACAAAAATTATAGTTCACAAGAAAAATCAAATTTGAATATAGATACTATAAATACTGACTATATAATGATACCTTTATATGAAAGCATTTCAGCAGGATATGGAGCTAGTAATTCTGAATTTATAGAAATGATTCCAGTTTTTGGATTAAAGAAAAATGGAACAACATATTTTGCTGTAAAAGTTGAAGGAGATAGTATGGAGCCTAAAATACCAAATGGCTCTACTATCATAATAAAAAAGGATATACAAATTGAAAGTGGAGAAATAGGTGCATTTAATCTAAATGATGAAAATTTTGTTAAACAAAAAAAAGTAGTAAAAGACAGATTAATTCTACATTCATTTAATTTAGCTTATGATGATAAGGTTGTGAATGAATTTGATGATTTTGTAGAATATGGTAAAGTTGTTAAAGTTATGATTGATTTATAAAAATTAAAAAAAGGGGAGATGTATTTATGGATTTAAAAGACAATATTGAAGAATTATCTAAGAAAATTGAAAAGTACAAAGACAGAGTAACTAATGAAGAAATGACTAAAACTGTCTTCGTTTTACCTTTCTTTGATATGTTAGGTTATGATACTAGAAATCCTTTTGAATTTCATGCAGAATTTACAGCAGATATTGCAGATGCAAAAGGTGAAAAAGTTGATTATGCAATTTTAATTGATGATGTTCCAAGAATATTAGTTGAATGTAAAGATTGTAATAACACACTTGAAAATTGTGATAAACAATTAACTCGTTATTTCAATGTTACACCAGCTAAAATTGGAGTTTTAACAAATGGTATTGTTTATAAATTTTATACTGATTTAGAAAAGCCTAATATGATGGATGAAAAACCATTTTTAGAAATAAATCTTTTAAAAATTAAAGATTATCAAATAAACGAACTAAAAAAATTTGCTAGAAATACATTTGATTTAGATAATATTTTAAATAGTGCTGAGGAACTAAAATATTCAAATGCTATTAAAAAACTTTTAAAATCTGAGTTTGATAATCCAACTGAAAACTTTATATCTTATATTTTAAATGAAATATATGGTGGCGTTAAAACTCAAAAAGTAAAAGATAGATTTACTAATACTATTAAAAAATCCATAAATGAATTTTTAAATGATATTGTTAGAAGTAAATTAGAGGGAGCTTTGGAAGTGAATAAAGCTGTTGAAAAGCAAATTGAGGCTCCTCAAGAAATGATTGAAGAAATAACAGAAGTTGAAGCTGGTCCTATAACTACTGATGAAGAATTACAAGGTTTTTCAGTAGTAAAAGCATTATTATATGGAACAATAGAACTTGACAGAATAACATATAGAGATACTTTAAATTATTTTTCTGTAACTATTGATGATAAGGTTACAAAATGGATTTGTAGATTATATTTCAATGGTTCTACTAAATTTATTAGATTTCCTGAAATTGATGAAGAAGGAAATAAAACTGATAGAGGTCCTAAAATTCCAATAAATTCTATAAATGATTTATATAATTTTAAAGACAAACTAATTGAATCTGTTAAAATGTATGATTAATATATTATAAAAATAAAAGCCCCACAAGGTGCTGGTAACACCTAGCAGGGTTTTAAGAGTGTGATACTCTTCAATTAAAGTCAATTAGATTATATCACACTCATTTTTATTATGCAAATAAAGGAGTGTGATTTTTTATGAGAGCGGCAAATGGAATGGGAACTGTTTCAAAACTTTCAGGAAAGAGAAGAAAGCCATGGCTTTTGAGAGATAATAAAAGATTTAATGAAGAAACAGGAAAATTTGAAAGATTGGCTCTGGGTGTATTTGAAACTAAGAAAGAAGCAGAGATATACCGAATAGCATATTTTACAAATAACTTAGATATGCTAAAAAAGACTGATATAAAAATACATAAGAAAAAAGAGAAAAGTATAACTTTTGAGCAAGTATATAAATTATGGCTCAAAGATAAAGATGTAAACAAAGGGACTTTAAGCAACTATGAAACACAATTTAAAAGAAGTAAAAAACTACATAAAATGGAAATGAAAGAGATTAATGGTATTTTGCTTCAGGATATATTTTATAGTTTAGATCTAACTAATAGCACTTTGAGAGTTTTAAAAAGTTTCTGGAGTATGATTTTTGATTTTGCTATTTTAAATGATATGTGCAGCAAGAATTATGCTAAGTATTTAAAAACTAAGACTGTTGAAAAAGGTAATAAGACAAGTGATAGAGAAAGAGTTATTACTCAAGAAGAATTACAAATTTTATGGGATAATATAAGCAATAATGAAACTAACAAACATGGAATAATAGATATGGTTTTGATTCTGTGTTATACAGGGCTTAGAATAAGTGAGTTATTAAGAGTAAAAAGAAAAGATGTATATTTAAATGAATATTATTTTGAAGTAGAAAAATCTAAGAGTAAAGCTGGAGTCAGAAAAGTTCCTATCGCAGATAAAATTTTAGATTTATTTAGAGCCAGATATTTTAGTAAAGATACATTTTTATGGCAGAGATTAGATGGTCTTGAATATGATTATGATTCTTTTGATAATCATTTCAGGATATTGTTTAGGGATCTAGGATTGTCTTATCACAGTTTACATGATACTAGGCATACTTTTGCGAGCTTATTATCTGATAACGTGGCTGACAAAGATGCCATCATTAAAATCATTGGTCACTCAAATTATAAGACTACATCAGATGTTTATATTCACAAAGAAATCAAAAAATTAAAGAAGGTAGTTGATGAAATAAAATAACACCTAAAAACCGTTAAAATTGACTTAGCTAAAATTAGATTAAATTTAATGGTAACAAAATGGAAACAAAAATACCCTTCCCCAACAAAAAAGCCCTCAACTTTTTTCAAGTTCGGGCTTTTTTGTAGAAATTAAACTATAATTTCAGTATTTTTAAATAAGAGCATAGATATCACACTTATCTAATAATATTAATATGTAGATATAAAATTATTATAACATATTATTAAATAATTAGCAACAAATTAGCAACAATTATATCTTATCAATTGCATTTCTATAATCTTCAAGTACTTTATGTATGTATTTTTCAGATGTTATTTTATAACTACTGTGACCTGTAAGTTTTATGATTATTTCTTTATCTATTTCTGCATTTGATAATAATGTAGCAAATGTATGTCTACAATCATGTGTTGTATGATAATCTATTTCTAAATCATTCATAACTTCTCTAAACTGATAATCATATGTATCATATAATAATTTAGAACCATCATATCTTGTAAAAAGAAATTCTTTTTCTTTATCATATCTTTTTTTTATGAGTTCAAATATTTTACTTGGTATAGGAAGTCTTCTTATTCCAGATTTAGTTTTTGATTTTGTAATATCAATATATTTTTCTTTAAGATTTACATTTTCAATTTTAATATTTAATAGTTCATTGGGTCTTAATCCTGTATAACAATGAACTAAAATAACATCTATTATTTTAAATCTATCTTTTTCATCGTTGTAAAGATTATTCCATAATTTTTGTAAATCTTCTGTAGTGAATATTCTATTTCTATCACTTGTTTTTTTACCTTTTTCTTCCAATGGAAGCTTTAAAAAAGTAACATAATCTTTTTGACAAAAATCATTTAAGATTGCAAAATCAAAAATTTGCTTCCAAAAAGATTTTAGATTTCTAAGCGTTCCCTTACTTAAATTAGCTTCATTTAAAATATTTTGTAGTATTATTCCGTTTATAGTTTTTATATCTAATTTATGTAGTTTTTTACTATTATTAAAATGTGTAGTTAAATTTCTTAATGTTAGTTTACTAGGTTTTTTATTTTTTAACCAAATATTATATAAGTCTTCAAATAATATTTTTTCCTTTTTATCTTTTTTATTTTCTGGAATTAAAGGCTTTTCAACTTCCTTATCAACTAAATCTTTATTTTGATTAAAATAGGCAATTCTAAAAATTTCAGCTTCTTTTTTAGTTTCAAAACTACCAAGTAATGGTTGAAAATATCCTTTTTCTGTTAATACAGCTGGTCCTCTAACTATGTATGGTTTTCTTCTTTTTCCTTTTAATTTAAAGATCGTACCCATACCATTACTAGCTTTCATTTTTATTCATTCCTCCTTTTTTAATTTTCTATTTGAAAAAATTTACAAAGTTCATTTTCATCTATCAAATAATCTCCTCTTACCTTATTTTCTTCTTTTTTGTAATAACATTTAGGTATTTTATTATTTTGAATATACCAACATAAACTACCTTTACTTACGCCTATATTTTTTACTAATTCAAATGCTTTTGGTAATTTTATTATAGCCATTTTTTCTCCTTTATGTATCCTAATTAAATTGCTCTTTTATACAATCTTTTATAAACTCTTACATTTGTTCCAGTTGTTTCTATGTAATATAAATAAATATACTCAAAGATTCCATTTATCCAAGTAGAAGAAATAGCACTACCATTTAGCAATTTAAAATCATCTATTTTACCAGTTCTATCAGCTAAGAAACTATATAATAACTGTCCTTTATCATTATCGTTAGGAAGAAATGATAAATCATAGTTTTTTTCTTCTAACATTCTTAAATTAAAAGGTTTATTTTTGTTAAAATCGTTACCAAATACTGTCCATAATATTTTTCTATTTTTTAATAAATTTATATTAAATTTAATGTTAGTATTATTTTGAATTTTAAAATGTTCTAATATATCTTTTGTTGAAAATCCTTTTTTTATGGAATTTCTTATATTAAAATTAACTATTTTTTCTCCAAATTCTTTTAATTTAAGATAATCTTTATCTGGTTTTGGTTCTTTTAATATAATTTCTATTTTTTGAACTTGTTCTATAATTTCTTCAGTTGCACTATTACTTCTTCTTTTAAAAGGATTAATTTTTCTTATTACTTTGCCTATTGGATTACCTTTAAATTGAATTTTATCAGTTAAAAAAGCTTTTTTAAATTGATAATCATTTAAAACTAAATCATAAATTTTCATAATTTACCTCTATTAATGAATATTTTTCTTTTATAATTTCTTGTTTTGCACTTAGTTTATTTATTAATAATTTATGAAATCTAAACGCTATATTGTTTTCGATATAACACCAAAGATATATTTTTTTGTAATGTTTTAATTGTTCTTTTAAAACTTTTATAACTTCAAATAATGCTTTTTCTCTTAGGTGAATATTATTAGGGGATAAATTTATTACCCCCATATAACATTCTTTATCATAAATTGTAAAATCTATATAATATATTTTGTTTACTAAAAAACATTTGTCTGGAAAGTTGTTTTCTTCATTTTCTGAAAAATAAAAATTATAATATTTATTGTTTTTTAATTT